CTATCCCTGTCAGTATTTGCGGTGCTGGCGGGGATTTTTTTTATTATAAGGATTTTATAACTGTTTTTACAATGCCGAGTATTCTTATGCGGTCTCTTTCTGCACCGACAAACTCTCTCGGCTGATATTCGGGATTGAATGATACAAGGGTTATCTTGTCATCAGAATACTTGATTTTCTTCACAACGCCGTTTTCGCCGTCGATAAGGGCAACAACTACCTGTCCGTCCTCAGCCCAATCCTGCCTTAATACTTGTATCTTGTCGCCGTTCTCTATCTTCGGATACATACTGTCCCCCGAAACGACAATGCACATTGTATTCTTAGCTTCTTCCTCGTTGACGATATAAAGTGGCATATAGCCCACAATATAATCGTCAGCATAAGCACCAAACCCAGCCGACACGCTCTCATATATAGGTATTATATGTACGTTGTCTTGCGGGAGTATGGTTGCGTTGGAGTCTATAATATGAGAAGAATGTTTAGGGCTAGGATCATCAGTTTTTAATGCAAGATATTCAGGATTAACATTCAACTCAATAGCGATTGATTCAAGAACAGGTAATTTTATTCTGAGAATTTTTCCTGCCTCATATCTTTGGATAGTTGATTTATTCAATCCAAGACGGATACCAAGTTCTTCTTGTGTAAGTCCTTTTTCTTCTCTTGCAGCTTTTATTCTGTTTCCAATTTCTATGGTATTCAAATCTTGCTCACCTGCTTTCGTTATAATGATTATATCACATTAAATTGCATAATGCAATAGCTTTTTTGAAAAAAATAAAAAAATGTTGCAAAATGCTATTGACAAGTGAAAAGTTATGTGCTATTATGATAATGCAGTAAGTTGCATAATGCAACAAGAAAGGAGGCTGGCATATGGTAAACACGAACAAGATCAAGGGTAGAATGAAGGAGCTTGAACTGACCCAAGCTGACGTTGCACATTGTTTAAACATAGCTCAACCTACAGCTAATCAGAAAATAAACAATGTTCGTCCGTTTGACTTGGACGAGGCTGAGA